GTGAGGGCGTGGCGGATCGGCGACGTGCCCGCGCGGTACCCGATCATCCTGCGACACGACGACGGCACCGCGGTGCTGTCGTCGACCTACGACCAGAGCAAGGCCGGCCTCTCGGTGCCCTGCCACTGCGACATGCAGGTCGAGGCGTGAATGCCGCCCACCGCACCGCGGCAGCCGTGCTGAGGGCGGCCGCGTGAGCATCATCTCGCCGCCGGGCGCGTACGAGGGCGTGCGACCGTGGTCGAGCCGTGACGCGTGGCTGCGGCAGGTCGAGACGCTGCTCGGTACCGACGCGGGTGACCAGGTGCGGCGTGAGCTGCGCGTTGCGGCCGACCGGGTGCGCGAGGTTGCTCGCTCTGACGCGGCTGTTGCGACGTCGACGTCGGGGCGCGATGTCGCGACCTCGAACCGGACGGTGGGTCGGCGTCTCGGGATCTCCTACCGGACGGTGCAGCGTGCCCGTGCGTGGCTCGAGCGCATGCGCCTGGCGCGCACGATCGAGGCCGGCCGCTACCTCACGACCGCCGAACGTGCGGCCGCCGGCGGACAGCTCCGCGCCGCGTCGACGCGGGCGCTCACGCCTGTGGACAACCACCCGCAGGCACACGCGGCCCGCCCCGCTGATCAGTCGAGTGTCGCACTACCCCGTAGGGGTGATCTCACCCCTGCTAGTCACCTACCTGAGACCAAGACAAGACGAGCTGTGAGTAATTCGGGGGCGCGGCCGGTCTGGGTGCAGCGACTCGCGGCCGACCTCGACCGGCGGATGCCGTGGCTCGTGCGGTACGTGCACATCGGCAGGCTGGTGAACGGGCTGCAGCAGCGGAACTTGCACCCGGCGACGACCGCGGGCAGCCTGCTCGGCGCGATCCACGCCCGGGGCCCGGTGCGCGAGCTCGCCGAGCAGCGCGACCCGCTCGCGTACTTCCTCGCCCTCATCGACGACGACCTCGTGCACGGCCTCGCTCGTGCCGCCGAGGCGACCAGGTGCAGCCGCGACGGGCACGACTGGCACGGCCAATGGCGCGAGGTCTGCAGGCGCTGCGATACCGATCGACCGGGCTGGCGCTACGAGCGAGACAGGAGCGCGTCATGAACGGCCGGCATCCACTCGACTGCATGCCCGACAAGCGGCATCAGTTCCTGCCCGACAGCGGCTGGTGCATCCACGGATGCGGCAACCGCGACGACGGCCGAACCACCCTGCTCGGCGGCAAAGAGATCGTGGCCGGCCCCACCTACACCGACGACGAACTCACCGCCATGTACACACACCTCACCGAACGGACACCCGCATGACAACACCTGACATCACGCGCCGCGCATCGCCAACCGAAGTGCCCAGCGTCGTGCACCTCCGCAAGGATCGCCCTGCCCTCGTGCAGCTCGTGAAGTGGAAGCCCGGCACCGACGAGTACGAACTCGTCGCCGGCTACCTCACCGGGCGCAACGCGACGACCTGGTACCTCGTGACCGACGAAGGCCCGCTCGAACTGGACCGCGAGGCGTGGCTCGTCTGCGACGATGGCGAAGACGAGATGGCGGAAGCGGCATGACGACACCTGTCGTCCGGTACCGCCACGTCTGTGGCATCGACTGCGCGTGGGGCTGCATCATCACGCCTACCGTGACAGCACCTGTCACGACACCTGACATGCGCCGGTACCGTGTCGAGCGCTCGGTCGCGTCGGGCAAGTGGCTCGTGCTGAACCGCGACGGCGAGGTCATCGACTCGGCCGACAGCTGGCCTGACGCATTCGCGGTCGCGAGCCTGATCGCCACCGTTCACACCGCGCAGGAAGACATGGCCGCGAGCCTCGGCCGTAGTCACGTCGACTTGGTGCACGAGCTGCTCGACGATCTGCTGAGCGCATGAGCGCCAAGCATGCGGATCCGGAGTACCGGAAGAATGCGCGCATCATCCGCGGGCAGGTGCAGCAGCGCCGCAAGCGCGACGATGACGTGACGTGCTGGCGCTGCGGCCGGGCTATCCACGAGGAGCAGACGTTCGACGTGGGCCACATCAACCCGGACGGCGGGCACAGCCTCGACAACCTCGCACCCGAGCACCGGTACAAGTCCGGTCGATGCCAAGGCAACCGTGCCGCCGGCGGCAGGCTCGGCGCAGCACGACAGCAAGCGCGCACCGCCGGCACGAAGGGACTGTTGCCGTGGTGAACCTCGGCGCTGACCGGGCTTTTTTTCGCGCTGCCGGTGCAACCCCCGCCAAGGCTCTTCAGACATCTCTCTCCCCGACGGAAGCCACATCATGACCGACGAGCTCGACCTCGACGACCTCCCCGAGGCCGTCCGCAAGCATCCGCTCCTCGAGGAGACGGCGTGGGTCGAGCTGCGCGACTCGGGCCTCGAACCGCTCGCCGATACCCCGATGGTCACCACGCTCAAGGACCGCGCCGCGTTCCTGATCGGTGCGTGGCTGCTCGACAAGACGAAGACGAAGGACCGGTGCGGGCTGCTCGCGAATATCAAGCCGCAGATGCTCCGCGCGGTCGACGTGCTCGCCGCCGGCCGGTTCAAGAACGCGATCATCCTGCCCCGCCGATCGTCGAAGACGACAACGCTGTGGTGCGTGCTGCTCGGCCGGTGCTGGCTCGACGAGGCTCACATGGCCGGCTACTCGATGCTGACCACGCAGAAGAAGACCGCCGAGCGGTACCGGCTCGACGTGTACGGGCCGATCACGAGGCAGTGGCCCGACAAGGACGACCGGCCGGTGAAGCTCTACAAGGGCAACGGCACCGAGCGCGTCGAGTTCGACAACGGCTCGGTCCTCACGATCCTCTCGCCCGACGGTGACGCGTTCCGCTCGGGCGCGTACGAAACGCTCGTCGCCGACGAGGGCGGCGCATCCTCGATCGAGATGGGCGCCGACATCAAGGCCGCCGTGCTGCCCGCGTTCGACACGACAGACGGGCAGTTCATCGTGGCCGGCACCGCCGCGAAGTACCGCGAGGGCAACGTGCTGTGGGAGATCGTGAACGACGCGAAGGCCGGCGTGCTCCGGTTCACCGTCGATGACACGATCGACCCCGAGCAGCTCGAAGCGTGGGAACCCGACGAGGACCACCCGCGCGCCCGCGTGCGCGAGCTCGTCGAGGGCATGCACCCCGGCATCCACAGCGGGCTCACCACGCTCGCGAAGATCGAGGAGAACTGGAACGGCCTCGACCGGGAGCAGTTCTTCGAGGAGTACCTCGGCCTGTTCGGCTCCGAAGGGTCGAACACGGGCCTCATCCCGCCGGCGCACTGGGAGCGCAGCACTCTGCCCGGCGACCCGCCGCCGCCTCCGAAGCGCTTCACCATGGCGATCGCCATTCACCCCGACGGGCTCTGGGCATCCATCGGCGCCGCCTGGCACTACGACGAGACCGACGACGACCTCGTCGCCGCGGCGATGGCACTCGACGGGCAGGTGCCCGACCGGAAGCCCCGCATCGGAGTCGGCCTGCTCTGGCACCAGCACGGCGTGCAGGGCTTCGCGACGAAGGCACTGACCCTCGCCCGGAAGTTCAAGACGCCGATCATCTACGACCAGCTCTCGCAGGCTGCCGGCGTCGAGGTCGAGACACTGACCCGCGCGAACCCTCGCCCTGACCTCACGCCCGCCGCGACCAGCGACGTGCGCCGCGGCGCGACGAAGGTGCTCAAGCTCCTCGACCCGAAGGACGACACCCTGCGGCACTGGCGATCGCCGCAGCTCGACCAGGCCGTCACGATCGCCGTAAAGCGTGCGATCGGCTCCGCCGGCGGCTTCGGATTCGGCCGACCCAAGGGTGACTTCGGCGCCGATATCACCCCGATCGAGGCGACCTCGCTCGCGCTGCAGTTCCTCGGCGACACGAACGAGAAGCCCGCGAAGGCCGAGATCGTCTTCGGCTGATCTGTGGACATCCCACAATGCATTGGTTGTGAGCTTGTGGGATGTCCACAGTACGGTTTCGGTCATGGGTTTCTGGCGCGAACTGCTCTTCGGACCGCCGGCGACGCCGGGCATCGTCTCGCCCTGGGCGCCGCCAACGGAGTTCGAGACCTTCGCCGCCGGCAAGCTGCTCGGCGAGATGCCCGACGTGATGACTCGCGAGAAGGCGCTCAAGGTGCCCGGCGTGAAGCGGGCGCATGGGTTGCACTGCTCGATCGTGGCATCGTCGCCGTTCTTCCAGATGGACGGCGACAAGCGCGACACCGACCAGCCGGGCTGGCTGACGAGCTCGGCGTCCGGGGTCTCGCCGTACCACCGAATGTGGGGCGTCGCCTCCGACCTGTTCATGAGCGCGTGGGCATGCGTCGGCATCACCGAGGATCGCGACGACGCCCTGCACATCCCGTTCGGGCTGTGGGGCGTGGACCAGCAGAGCGGCCGCGTCGTCGTCACCGACGAGCGCATCCCCGTCCAGTACCGTGCGCGGCTCGTGCCGATCAGCATGGGCTACGGCGAGAACGGGCTCCTCATCGACGCGAAGGACACCCTGACAGCGTCACGTGACATCGAGCGCGCATGGATGGAACGAGTCAAGAACCCAGCGCCCGCGACCGAGCTGCACATCGAGGACTCGAAGTACGACGGCCTCAGCCGCAAGGAGAAGCGGAAGATCGTCGACGACTGGAACGAGAACCGTCGCCGCGACGGCGGGCAGACCGCCCTCACCCCGTCATTCATCAAGGTCAACGCGCTCGGCCAGACCTCGGCCGACCTGTTCGAGAAGGGTCGCAACGCGATCCGGCTCGACATCGCGAACCACACCGCCGTGCCTGCGTCGATCATCGAAGGCGCCCGCGACGGCTCCGGCAGCGACATCCACTATTCCTCCGAAGCGGGCGCCGGCGGCGCCACTCGCAACGAGCTGTACGACTTCGGCACCAAGAGATTCGTGCAGGCGATCGAGGCACGCCTCTCGCTCGACGACGTGTGCGACCAGGGTAAGTCGATCCGCGCCGATCTGACCGGCCTCATGGCCGTCCCGACCCCGAACACCAACCCCACGAGTGAGGACTGATCATGACGAAGACCACCGACCCCGCGACCGTGTCACCTGACACGGCACCTGACACCGAGCCCGACCAGGACACCGAAACCGAGCAGCTCGTCGCCGACGACGCCTCGCTCGAAGAACGGCTCGCGGCCGGCATCGCGAACCTCATCGAGGTACTGCTCGAGCTGCCCGCCGGGCACCCCGACACGCTGGGCGCGTACGCGCACCTCGAGGCGTTCGCCGAGCGCGCCGCCGCCGCACTGCCGATCCCGCCGGCCACCGCCGAGGACGTCTGAGCATGGCCGAGAGCCTGATCCAGTACGAGGGCGGCGAGGTGCTCGCCTCCCTCGAAGACCGCACCATCACCGGCCTGCTCATCCCGTTCAACGAGATCGGCCGCACCAACGCCGGCCGGTTCATGGTCGAGGCCGGCGCGATCGAGCTGCCCGCCGACCCCGCCGTGATCGGCCTGAACCTCGACCACGAGCGCTCGCAACCCGTCGGGCGGGCGACACGGGTGTGGGCCGAAGCCGTCGGCATCATGGCAACATTCGCGATCGCGAACACGCCCGCCGGCGACGCCGCCCTCGCCGACGCCCTCAGCCCGAGCGGAACGCGTCGCCGCCTCTCGGGCGAGTTCCACGCCGTCATCAAGGCTGCCAAGGCGATCGGCGGCAACCTCTGGGGCGCCGCCCTCGTCGGGCAGGGCGCGTTCCCCTCCGCGATGGTGCTCGCCGCCGACACCCCCGACGAGCCGACCGCCACCTCGAGCTCGCGCTACGTGACCGAGTACACCGACGAGGCAGGCGACACGTGGCGCCGCGTCGAAGAAACCACGACCACTATCACCGAAACCAGCACCGCCGACGCCGAGGACGACCCCGACGCCGAGGACGACCCCGAAGGAGAAACCACCGTGACCGCCACCGCCACCGTGCCCGCCACCCAGATCGCCGGCGCTCCCGTCGCCGTCGAGGTGCAGGCCCGCCAGACCGACGCACGCGACGTGTTCGCCGCGCTCAACACGCTCCGCACCGACCGGCAGAACCCCGAGGCTCTCGCCGTGCTCGCCGCCCTCAACGACGTCACCACGACCACCCTCTCGGGTGGCGTGGAGCCGGCGCACTGGCTCGGCCAGATCAACCAGGGCATCGCCTACCAGCGCATGTTCCTGCCGCTCGGCACCGTCGGCACCAACATCTCCATCGCCGGCAAGAAGGGTTTCAAGATCAAGCGCGGCACCGAGGCCGCGCCCGTCGACAAGATCGACGGCGCGTGGGCCGGCGACAAGACGGCGATCAAGTCGGGCAACGGGTTCGTGCAGACCGCGCAGTCGACCCGTCGGAACTGGGCGCTCGGCGAGGACATCGGCCGCGAGTTCTACGACCTCCCCGGCGGCGCCGAAGTCGTGGCCTCGTTCCTCGCGCTGCTCGTCGAGGACTACCACCGCTGGTCGGACGAGTCCGCCCTCGGCGACTACGTCGCCGTCGCCGGCGCTGCTGTCGCCGCCGACACCACGAAGTACCCGGCGACCTACCCGAAGGCGCTCGGCATGCTCATCCAGGGCATGCTCGCCCTCGGCAAGATCAAGGCGGACGGCCGCCGCGACCTGCCGACGTTCGCGATCGCGAACGACGCCGCGTTCGAGGAGCTCGCGTACGCCTCCGGCGGCGAGCAGAACCTGCCCGCGTTCGTGAGCATCGCGATCAACAGCGCGATCGCCGGCGACGCCGGACTCGACAACAAGATCACGATCGTCCGCGGCGACGTGGGCGCCCCGATCACCGCTGGGAAGGGTGCCGTCATCGTCGGTGCGAACTACGGCATCGAGTTCGACGAGCTGCCCAACGGGCCGCTTCAGATCGACGCCCTGGAGATCGCCCGCGGCGGCATCGACAAGGCGCTGCACGGCTACCTGCAGACGTTCAAGGCTCGCTCCGAAGCGTTCGTCAAGATCAGCCTCTGATCGGCCCGGGGCGAAGACTCATGACCGATTACGCCTGGTACGCCGGGGAGCCCGCCGAGCAGCTCGACCGGCTCATCGCAGCGTGGCCGGAAGCGCCGGCTACCGATCTCGAATCGCTCGCGATGCTCCTCGAGATCTCGGCCGATCAGGTCTGGGCCTTCGCCCCGGAATGCCTCGACGATGACAACGCCGCTGTGGCCCGCCCCGCGGCCGCGCCCGCTCGGCTCGTGTACGCGCAGATGCAGCAGGCGCAGAACCTCTGGAACGCCGGCCGCGCCGACTCGAACGGAGACGCCGGCCTCGACGGATTCAGCTACACGCCGCGCCCGCTCGACAAGACCGTGCGCGGCCTGATCCGCCCGACCGAAGGAGTCTTCGATGCCGGCTGAAACGCTCCGCACGAAACTCACCGCCGCGGTGAAGGATGCCCTGCCCGCCGGGTGGCGGTTCATCCCGAACCAGAAGACACCCGAGAAGATCACGCGCGTGACCGTCACGCTCAAGCACCTCCGCATCAAGCCGCTCCCCGAGGCACCCGCGGCCGCGTTCACGAACTCTGTCGTGCTCACCATCGCGAGCCCCCTCACCGACGACGTGAAAGCCGAGAACGCCCTCGATGAGGACGTGCTCACCCTGCTCCACACGATCGCCGCGAACACGGCCGGATGGATGCAGCTCGACGAAGCCGAGAAGGTGCGTGTGCGCGACGGCGCGCCCTACCTCGGCTGGGACTGCAAGTTCGACGCCATCACCACCAAAGCCTGAGGAGGCACCCATGACCACGATCGCCACCAAGCCATTCTTCATCGGCGCATCCACGCTTACCGTCGCCGCCGACGACCACACCTCTGCCATCAACTCGGCCCAGCTCGACCCGACCACCCCGACCGCCCAATTCCGCGACATCGGCGGCGGCATCGTGAACATCGAGGGCACGCCCTCATGGGTGCTCTCCCTCGGGATCGCGCAGGACTGGGAAGACGACACCTCCACCGCGCACTACATGCGCATCAACGCCGGCCAGACGAAGGCGATGAAGCTCACCCCCGTCAGCGGCGGGCGAGGCGTCACCGTCAATGTCATCTGCCGCGCGCCGAGCGTCGGCGGTGCCGCGGCCGCGATCGCGCAGAGCACCCTGCAGCTGCCTGTCAACGGTCAGCCCGTCTGGGACCCGGAAGCCTGACCGGTGGGTCTCGGCCGGATCTCGCTGCTCGTCTCCGACGACCTGCGGCGACTCACTGAGGTCGCGCGCTCCCTCGAGCGGGAGCTAGCTGCGCGCGTCCGGAGTGAAACGAAGTCCGAGGCCCAACCTATCTTTCAGGAGTCCGTGCGGGCGAACGTCACCACTCGGCTGCAGACGAGGGTGCTGTCCGACACCGCCCGTGTCGCAGTATCGGACTCGAACGTCACCCTGAAGTCGGCGACCATCGGCACGCTGTCGTCAGGTGTCAAGACAGGTGACATCGCTCATCTTGTCGAGTTCGGCGCCACACCGACGAAGCGCGTCGCGCAGCGCTCGAGCAAGGGGAACCGGTACACCCGGCAGCTCGGCCGCGTCGTCGGCCCGCCTCGCTCGCGCGGCTATGTGTTCCACCCGGCCGTGCGCGAGTCCATCCCCCGTCTCGCGTCCCTCTGGATGCAGACCGCCTACCGCACCATCGCCGAGACCTTCGAGAAGGGAGCCCCCTGAAATGGCCGGCTACACCGTGGGCATCGCCGCCGACACCAAGGCGGCGAAGCAGGGCATCGAGACCGGGCTCATCAAGCCCCTCGGTGACGCCGCCGACGCCGCCGACCAGCTCGGCAAATCGCGCGGTCCCGACCAGCTCGAGCGCGGCCTCAAGGATGCGCAGGACGCCACCGAGCGACTGAAGCGTGAGACGAAGGAGACCGCCGACGCGATCGACCGGGAGTATCGCGATGCCTACCGGAAGATGAGGCAGTCATCAGACGACGGAGTGCGCGGCGCGAAGGATGGATTCGACGAGATCAAGGCTGAGTCAAGCTCCACCGCGAAGGAGGCAGCGGCATCGTTCGATGGTTCGGCCGAATCGATCGGTGATGCGCTGCAGGAGGTCACGGCTAACGCGTTCGCCGGGTTCGGTCCAGCGGGCGAGTTGGCGGGCCTCGTCGCGGCGGCGGGTATCGGCCTCGCGATCAAGGGCTTCACCGACGTGGACGCCGCGAAGAAAGCTTCGGAAGAGGCTGCAGCCGAGTGGGCTGACGCCTATGTCGAGGCCGGCGGCAGGGTGCTCACCTCAGCTGTGACGACCGCGAAGGCGCTCGCGATCATCACCGACACCGAAGGCAAGTTCAAGGAAGCAGAACAGAACGCGAAGAACTGGGGCGTCGGGATATCGACCGCAGTCGCGGCGATGGCCGGCGAGACCTGGGCGCTGGATGCTGCACGCACCTCACTCGCCGACAAAGAGGAGCGCTTGAACGAGCTCGTCGAGCAGGGTGGTGCGGGCCGAGGGAACCTCCGAGAAGAGACCAACCGGCTCTCGGCGCAGACCCTCGAAGGCGCAGCCGCGTTCGAGAAACTGACCGGCGAGATGGAAGCCGGAGCCGAGCGCGCCGACGTCTACTCCAGGTATCTCGCCGACGTGGCGAAGAACACGGCTGGCGCGACGACTGAGGTCGATGCGTTCGGCGATTCCGTGACGACCCTTCCCGACGGGAAACAGATCTATATCGACGCCGAGACCGGACAGGCAACACAGGACACGGACGCGATCGAGAAGAAGGTGTACGGCCTGCCGGACAAGACGATCCGCGTCACGGCCGACACGTCCGACGCTGACCGCAAGATCCGCGGCCTGTCGAAGGACGTCACTGTCACGGTCAAGGGCGTCACTCGAACCGGAAATCAGGTGTGGTGATGACGACGACACTCTCGAACGGCACCGACACGGTCACACCCGACGCCGTGAACGGGTACCAGACGAACCGCGAAGCTCGGACGATCGCGCACGACATCCTCGGGCGTGGAGACCCTGACATCACCCTGCGCCCGGCCAGCACCAGACGCGGCAGTCTCGAACTGCTCTTCGCCGATGAAGCGCCAGCCGCCGCGGCCGAGGTCGCGCACGCTGGCGCCCATGTGTGGACGCTCGCGAACACCGACCTCGGCACGATCGGCATGCTCTACGTCGTCGCCGAGGGCGGCATCACCCGGGCGCTTGACGACACGCGGGCATGCTGGCTCGTCTCGATCCCGTTCCGTGAGGTGCTGCCGTGATCTCCGAGCACGAGTACACCGCGACCCTCCTCGAGGGAGCCGGCTACGAGCTCGCACCGACAGGCGGCAAGGTCGGGATGGACGAGGGGTGGGCGCCCCATGTGCAGGCGACGCTCACGATCCCCGTCCCGGTCGAGGCTGTGCAGGAGCTCATCGACGCCCGTGAGGCGCGCCGGATCGAGATCTCGTGCACGTCCACTCCTCACCCGCTCACCCCAGCACCGGCGCAGTCGCGAGTGTTCAACCTCGGATTGCGCGGCCGGAAGATCGGTCACCGGCCGGGGACTATCGAGATCACCCTCGCTTCCGATGAGGCGCTCGTGCAGGACGACGTCCTGCTCGCCGACACGCCGAACCGTGACGCGCTCGCCTACCAGCACTCCCTGCGCGCGATGATCAACGCCGTAATCCTCGCCCGAATCGGCGCCGCGCTCGAGCCCGGCACGGTCGATACTCCGTTCCGGGTGCTGTCGGATGCGACGAATCCGCTGAAGAATCCGACCGGCGCGGCGGCGAGTCCCATCGCCGGGTACACGACCAGCAGCGGTGGCACCGGGTCCATCGCCGGGCTCGCGGCGCAGATTCCCGGAGTCGAGCATCAGGGCAAGGTGATCCGCTCCACCCCGAACACCGCGACCGGCGGGTTCTGGTTCAACGGCAACACGGGCGCGGCCACCACGTACGGTCCCGACACGATCCCGCTCGCCGCGGGCAAGAAGGCGACCATCGCGGTCTGGGTGCGCGCATCCGTCGCGAAGACCGTCGCTCTGACCGCGCAGACACTCACCGCGGCCAATGCCACCGTGGCTGCAATCTCAGGCCCCGCGACGGCGCTTGCCGCGAACGTCTGGACGCGGCTCGTGCTCACGTTCGAGCAGCCCGCAACTGCCGCGAAGTACGGGTTCAACGTCTACAACACGGCCGGGTCGTGGGCGGCCGGGCAGACACTCGACTTCGGGGCAATCATCCCCGCCGAGGGCGACACTGCAGTCGACTACTTCGACGGCGCGACGGTTGACACCGAAGAGTATGCGTATGCGTGGACCGGTGCGGCGAACGCTTCGACATCGACCCGGGCAGCCCTGATCGACCGGTCGCCGCAGATGCTCGACTGGGAGCCCGGCGAGTCGGCGTGGGATTTCATTCAGCCGATCTTCCAGACCGCTGGGCTGCGCCTCTACTGCAACGAGCAGCGGCAGTGGTTCCTCGTCGATGCTGGCTACATCGCCGACGGTCACACACAACTCGCCGTCGGCCTCAACACGACCGAAGCCGACGACACGATCTCTCGCGACGGCTCGGACTGGTGCGACGCCGCGCTCGTCGTGTACCGGTGGAACGACCAAACCGACACGCCCACCGTGCGTTACGACTGGTACGCCGAGCCGGACCATACCCGCGTGCGCGTCGTCGAGCTGCGCCGCGCCTACACCGGCACGGGGTTTGCCAAGTACATCGTCAAGCGCGCTGCCGGGATGGGGCGGCAGATCACCGCGTCGGCTGTCTCGCAGTACCAGGCGCAGCCCGGCCAGCCGATCACGATCACCCTGCCCGACACCCCGATTCAGACGGGACTCATCGCCTCGGTGGAGTGGCGTCTCGACGACGACGAGATGACGGTGCAGTCTCGCGGGCTCACCGACACCCCGCCCGACGCGTGGATCTTCGGTGACCCCGGCATCTCGTGGCTCGAAATCCCGGTCGGCATGACCTGGAACACCTTTGATTGGAGTGGTATCTGATGGCAAACGGAGACGACGCTGCAGCGGCCGGCATGGACGTCGTGCCTGGCACCGCGAGCGTGCGGCAGGGTTACGACGAAGACAACAAGACGCGCGACTACATCGCGCAGCGCACGAACGCAGTCCAGCCGATTGCGAAGGGAGGCACCGGGTCGACGACCGCGGCCGACGCCCGTTCCGCGCTCGGCGTCCCCTCAACAACCGAGCTCACGACCGGGCTCGCCGGCAAATCGCCGGCCGGCCACACGCACAACGTGTCCGAGCTCGGCGCGGGAACCGTGAATGGAGATCTCGGCGCAACGGGCAAACTGTCGGCGCAGGGCAACATCGAGCACAACGGGCAGATCTACTCGCCCGGCACCCGAAACCGCACCGTGTCGACGAACTACGCGTCCGTGTACTCCGGCGACGGCGGATGGATGGGCATCCCGCCCTCCTCACGTCGATTCAAGACTGAGATCCAGCCGTGGCAGGAAGATGCCGCCCGAATCCTCGGCATCATGCCCGTCACCTACCGCCTCAAGAGCGACGTCGCCGAGCTCGGCGACGCCGCACCCGTCCGAGTCGGGTTCATCGCCGAGGATCTCATCGACGCCGGCCTCGAAGAGTTCGTGCCGACCAACATCGACCCCGACTCCGATGACTTCGGCCTACCGATCTCGATCAACTACGAGTTCTACGTCGTCGCATTGCAGTTGGTCGTCCGACACCAATCCGAACAGATGCAGGACATTCACACCCGGCTCGCGGCGGCAGGGATCGCCTGATGCTCAGCGTTGCCGAGTTCTACGCAGAGTCCCACTTCCGCGACCCGTTCGGCGCGACCGAAGGCCGCCCGAACCCGCACCGCGGCCTCGACGTCGCCGGGTGGCTGACCGGCACCATCGTGCCGGCGTGGACGGGCGGAACCGTCGTGACGTCGCAGTACGACTCCGCGCTCGGGTACGTCGTCGTCGTCGACAGCCCGTTCGGGTTCGCCGGCGTTTCACACCTCGACGTGCTCGGTGCACCTGTCGGCGCGTTCATCCCCGTCGGCGGCGCGTGGGGGGCGCTCGGCGACACCGGGCGTCTCAGCGAGGGTCCGCACGCGCACCTGACCCTCGCGCCCTCGTCTCGGTTCCCGTGGACTGGGCCGGTCATCGACCCGACACCCCACATCCGTGCCGCCCGAGAATCATCCAGCCTCGCAGGTGGCAGCACCACACCCATCACACAGAAAGGCATCAGCATGGCCGAAGCAGTCATGGTCGCACCCACCGATACGGTCGTCCACATGTACCCGGGAGTGAAGTCGCACTTCACGAGCCGAGAGGACTACGAGGCGTACAAGGCGTCAATCGACACGATGCGTGCCGCCGGCAGCACCGATGCGATGGCGCTGCCCCCGCTTCACGATGTGACGAAGGTGTCGTGGGCGACGTACAAGCAGCTCTGCCGGCACTTCGGCGTCGCCGAATGACCGAAGCCCTCGCGCTCGGCCTGCTCGCCGTGCTCGGCGGGCTCGGCGCGGCCGGCGTCACGCTGCTCGTGCATCTCATGCGCCGCGTATCAAGTCTCGAGGATCTCAACCGCAAGTTGTGGGCGTGGAACCGAGATCTCGTGGACCACATCTACAAGGGCAAGCCACCACCACCACCCGGCCCGCCCGACCTATCCGACCTCTTCGCCGAAGGAGCATGACACCATGACGACACCTGACACGACCAGCCCGAAGCACGCCGCAGACGAACCGATTTCGTACGAGCTCGCGCCCGTTGCGTACGCCGAGCTCGCGCCCGTTGCGTACGCCGAGCTCGCGCCCGAACTGCTGCCTCTCAACGTGCGCCGCGTGCTCTACCTGCTCGGCATCGCCGCCCTCGTGGCCGGCCCTGTGGTCGCCGTTCAAATGCCGGAGTACGGCACGGCGATCATCAGCGCTGGCAACATGCTCGGTGCGGTCGGCCTGGGCACCGCCCTGGCTAACCCACGTCGGTAGCGTCCTCGGCGACCCTCTGCGTGATGGCGTCCTTGACGGCGTCCACCTGCGCCTTCGTCATGTCGCCCTCGAAGTAGGTCAAGCACGTGACGTCAAAGGCGTACACGAGCGACGGGTCTTCCAACCCGACGCGGTACGGATCAGAGCCGCACATCCCGTCCAGTGCATTGTCAGCGACACCCTCGGCGAGCTCAGCGATCATCGGGGTGTCGGCGGTGAGGAGGCCGTCGGTGGCGGCATCCAACTCGATGAGGAAGCGATCGACCACCTCTTGCCGTGGCGGGGCGCTGCTGCATCCGGCGAGTAGCAGTGCGGCCGCAGCGATGGGGAGAAGCCTCTTCATGATCGCGAGCCTAACGGGGCGCGGCGCGGATACGTCGCGCCCCGCTTTCCGTTGCGCGGCACGTGCACGCGCGGCAGCGTCTCGATCGCAGCGCGCAGCGCATTCTCTGAGGGGAGGTAGTAGTACTTCATCGAGCTCGCGTCGGCGTGGCGCATGTTCGCCTGGGCGACGGGCCCGGAGACGCCGGCCTCGAGCTGCTGGGTCGCGAACCAGGCGCGGAGCTGGTGTGGTCGATGCCCGGTGATACCTGCACGCCGGAGGGCCCGTGCGAGCACGGTCGAGATGGTAGCCGGCCTCACGTGCCCGTCCGAGACGCCGGGGAACAGGTTCCCGTCTCGTCGGTGGTACTGCAGCTCGTCCCAGACGATCGGGTGCAGTGGCCGCCACACGAGCACGTCGCCCTTCGCGTTCAGGGTGAGGATGCGTCGGCGTTGCCAGTCGATCGAGCCGGACGAGACGGCGGCTATCTCGGCCGCGCGCATGCCCTGGTACGCGTAGAGCAGGACGTAGAGCCGGGTGCGCTGGTGGATGCTCGACAGGAGGAGCGCCTGCAGCTCGGCGGTCGATACGGGGTGCGCCTCGCGCCGCGGCACGCGCTGCTTCGGCAGCCGCTCGGCGGGGTTGTCGGTGCGGTATTCCTCGTCCTGCAGGAACGCGTACACGCCTCGGTATGCCGACCGCATGAGCCGCTTGGTGTGCGGGGCGACATCGACCGCCAGCGCGCCGATGAGATCCTCGCGCGCCACCGTCATCAGCGTCTTGCCTGTCCGCACGAGCATTCGCCGCACCTGCCCCTCGGAGTAGGCGATCGAGGATCGCTTGTGACCGGATGCTGCGCGGAACGTCGCGTAGGCGGTGAGGAGCTCGTCGTCGGTGTGCATGCTTCGATAGAAGCCGAGAGCCCCACCTCCATTTGGGAGGCGGGGCTCACGGGCCTGTTTCGGGTCTACAGGCCGGCCAGCTCGCGCACGACGCGCTGAGGGACAACGAGCCCTCGCCCGATGCGGCGTACGTCGAACATGTCGCGGTTCGACTTGATCGAGTACTCCGACGTACCAAGCAGGCGCGCGGCGACGTCGAGCGGGAGCAGCGCGGGCTGCTCGTCGAGCAGGCTCGTGAGGCTGACAGGTGCTGTCACCTGACTGTCACCACCGATGCGAGCGACCTCGGCGGATCCCCCGACGCGGCGCACAGCGTCGGCCGGGATCATCCATGCGCCGTCGCGGAGCTCCGCACCGGGCAGCTCGCCCGCGGCGAGCCAGCGGCGCACGGTGCGCTCGGTCTTGCCCGTCGCGTCGACGTAGCCCTGCAGCGTGAGCAGGCTCGTCGGGGCTGCCGACGGGTCGAGCAGCGTGAAGACATCGATGTCAGGTGTCGTCATGGTCATTGTCATCCCTCGTTGGTTGTGTAGGCGTGGCGGTCTTCGATGGCTGCTGAGATCGCCTCATTCCAGGCGTCGACGGTGATTCGTCCGTCTCGCTCGATCGAGGCGTAGAGATACCCGATGGTGAATGAGGCATCACCTCGACCGTCTAGCGGCATCGGCTCGACGGTCTTCGCGCGCCTCAT